TGAAGAAGATGTGACGTTTAAAGAACTTGGATTAGATTCTCTTGATCAAATTGAACTGGAAATGATGGTGGAACAAAAATTAAATATTGTTATTACTGATTATGATATGGAGACCATCAAAGATATGACTGATCTTGTTTACAAAATAATAACAGAAGGGTATGGGAAGTGATATAATTTTATGCATGGCTTTAATAGCGTCATTTGCTTTTGTTATACAGTTTTTGTTGTCGATATTAGGATCTGATCTGGATACGGATATTGACATTAACAGCGCTTCTGATTTAAGCATGTCTTTGTCGGACATCATATCATTCAAGGGCATAACACATTTTATTCTTGGATATAGCTGGACCACATACTTTTCGGGTTCCCATTTAGTAGGGGTTGTGATAGGGTCGTTTTTCTTTATCGTTTTGTTTTACGTATATAAGTTACTTCTTAAGTTAAAGCAAGAAATGGTGTACGAATGTCCGGAAGATTTAAATGGCAGAGAAGTGGAGATAGTGTTTAGATCAGGGAAGAATCATTATATGGTAAATATTTCGAAAAATGGAAGACAAGAGCAAATGAGAGTAAGATGCTTGTCTGGGAAAACCTACAAAAACGGCGACAAGGCGAATATAAAATATGAAGAAGGAGAATTAAGTATCTAATTTTTTTTATCAACAATTAAATTTTAAAAGTTATGACAACAATCATGTACGTGTCAGCTATCTTAGCTGTAGTGATTATTTTGACAATCATCGGAGTCTTATCAAGGTATCGTAGATGTAAGCCTAATCAGGTCTTGGTCGTTTATGGTAAGACAGGTGGGGAAAAGAAATCGGCGAAATTATATCATGGTGGAGCGGCATTTGTCTTGCCTATTATTCAAAGCTATGATGTTTTGTCAATGGAGCCTATGCAAATAGATTGCAAGCTTACCGGTGCTTTGTCATCTCAGAATATTAGAGTAGATGTACCTACGACTATTACAGTAGCTATCAGTACAAATCCAGAAATCATGCAAAATGCGGCAGAAAGACTTTTGGGGATGGATACCGAATCTACTGAAAATCTTATTACGGACATCGTTTACGGTCAGATGCGTTTGATTATTGCTGAAATGACAATCGAAAAACTTAATTCTGACAGGGATGAGTTTTTGGATAAGGCAAGAAAGAACATTGATAACGAACTTAACAAGTTAGGTCTTTACCTCCTGAACATCAACATCAGTGACATCAGAGACGAAGCCGGTTATATTATGAACCTTGGTAAGGAAGCTGAAAGTAGGGCTCTGAACGAGGCACAGGCTAATATTGAAGAACAGGAGAAGCTGGGTGCTATTAAGATTGCTGTACAGCAGAAGGAGAAAGAAACGGCTGTGGCTAATACCAAAAAAGAACAAGAGATTCAAATTGCTTGTACTGAAAAAGAAAAGGAAACGATAGTAGCTGAAACGAAGAAAGAAAAAGAAATAGCCTTGGCTTTAACCGATAAAGAGAAACAGATCGGCGTAGCTCAAGCAGATAGAGACAGGGCTGCGGTTATCGCAAAAACTTTAACCGACAAGGAATCGGCGATTGTAAGATCTAAGGCAGAACTTGAAGTAAATAAAGCCGAGGCTGAAAGGATGGAAGAAGTCGGAAAAAATAAGGCTGAAGCTGACAAGGAAGCAGCTATAGCAATACAAGACTCTGAAGCTCAGATTAAGAAGGCTGAGGCTGAGAAAAATGCGTCTATAGGATACAACAATGCCCAGAAGGAGGTTGCTGTATCGGTATCAGAATTACAGATCATCAAAGCTCAATCAGAGAAGAAGGCCGGAGAAGAAAAAGTTAAATCGGAAGCGGCTGTAAAAACGGCAAAAGAACTTGCTGATAAAGAAGTGGAAGAAGCTAAGGCTAAGAAAGTTCAAGCTGCGCTTAAGGCTGAAAAGATTGTGCCGGCTGAAACCCAGAAGGAAGAGGCTATCTTGCAAGCTGATGCTGAGGCAGAGAAGATCAAACGCCGGGCTGAGGCAGAGGCAGCAGCACATTTGGCAAAAGCTGAGGCGGAGGCAAAAGCTATTCAGATGAAGCTGGAGGCAGAAGCCGAAGGTAAGAAAAAATCGTTGATGGCAGAAGCCGACGGATTTAAGGCTATGGTGGAAGCAGCAGAATCCAATCCTCAGATCGCCATCCAGTACAAGATGGTTAATCAGTGGAAAGAAATTGCCGGAGAACAGGTTAAGGCATTTGAGCACATTAACCTCGGAAATATCACGGTATTTGACGGCGGTCAGAACAGTACCGGTAATTTCCTTAACAATGTTGTCAAGACCGTCGCTCCGGCATTGGGAGTCATTGATCAGCTTCCGATTGCAGATACTTTAAAGAAGTTAAAGGGAGATGACAAAAAATAAATACAATGGCCCAAGGTTACACTTGGGCCTAATTGAAGAAATAAAAGCAGCATTCATAGATTTCCTGCCGGCGGAAACAGTGCTTTTAAGTGCTTTACTAATTACGATATTTTTAACATGGATTTTGGACAAGATTTAGAACCAGAAGAACTGACCAAGCATTATGATCAGTGTTATGGAATTGATTTTGAAACAGAAGAAGAGGAGGATGAAGAGTATGACTGATGAGGAATTTGTATTGGATAATAAGAAAAAGGTTGTTGTAAGAAAAAGAATATCTTATTTAAACAAAGGTGATAAAGTATGGATCGTGTCTTCCGACGGGTATCTGCTACACACGGACGTAGTTAGAGCCGAACGCGGACGGTCTTATGTGGAGATAGACGGGATTCTGTATTGGAAGCGAGGATTAGATGGCAAGCATCGTAATCGTAATAACTACATGCAGTTTGCCATGACACCAGAAGACGGTAAGAAGTATGTCGTATATTACCCGGAAGGATTTAAAGACGATAGCTTATGATGGTCCCGGAAACACATTTGCTATATAAAGAGTTTAATGGCGTGAAACGTCTTGCCATTTCTTATTCCCAGATAGATACGTTTCTTACCTGTCCAATGAAATGGTATAAAACTTATGTGGAAGGTAAAAGATCTACGGAAAAACAAGAAGCTACGTCTTATGGTACGGTTATTCATAAGACACTGGAATACTTCTTCAAAAACGGAAGACAGCCTTCTGGTAAAGACCTTGGAGAAGCGATAAGTTACTATGCTTACCAAGAAGACATACCTTGGCAATCACCGGAAAATATGATGATAGCCATGAAGCAATCTGGAGAGCTTCTTGCTTGGATTGTGGATCTGTTCAAAAAAGACGGCAATAGGTTTATGATAGCTGATAGTGATCTTAATCCCTGCGAGAAACTTATCAGACACGGCGCTATAGTTGGAGTCGAAGAAGATTTTGTGCTGCCGTACCGTCTTCCTAAGCCTGTTAACATAAATGGAGTAATTCATACTCATGTGTACATAGTAGGATCGGTAGACCTTCATCTGGCTATAAAAAGCAAGAACGTAGTTCACCATTATGTCATAGATTGGAAATCAGGTAATAAGGTTTTTGATTCTAAGAAGTTGGAAACGAATTTACAGCATCCTATATATTCGTTTTACATCTATAGAAAATATGGTGGAGTTCTGCCAGATATGAACATCTATTTCTTTACCAGGACCAGACAATACCAAAAGGTTAAGGTGGATGAGGAACGTAAAACAAAATCTATAGAGATGCTAAATGACACTTTGTCTAAAATGTATGATTTTGAAGATAATAGTGTAAAAACATTTCAGGCATACATCCAGGGAGCAGAAGGAGCCAGGTATAGCAAGCGGCGTGCCACCCTAAGCCAGCCTGTTCCGCAAAACAAGCTACCCTGCCCGTCAGCACTGTGTTACTATTGTGACTTTGGATTACATAACAAAAACGAATGCCCTTTCTCTTCGGATTGGGATCCGTCTAAAAAGATAAAACGATGAAATACGAGGACGTTCAAAAGTTAAGAACAAAATACCGGCAAGATCCGGAAGTTATAAACGTAGAATACATGAGAGACGTTGCTGTAAGATGTGGGAATTTCAAGAAAGCATTTGAACTTCAGGAGAAGCTGGAGGATATATGGTTTAACTACTTAAAGGGAGTCCAATGAAAGAAGATCTAATATGTGGAGTAGCGATCCTTTTGTATTTAGTTTTATTATACTTGCTCACGACAGCTTTCATAAAAACAGGTAGAGCAGTAGATCGTTATAAGATGAAGAAGAAAACTGACAAAATCGAAGTAGGTCAAAGATACGAACATAAGAACTACTTTGAGGATCCATTTGAAAGAGGCAAGCATGTGATTAAGATATTAGACATAAAAGAAGGGTACGTTCTATATGAGTACGAAGAAAAACCATATATACGTTCTTCTGTGAGTCTTGAAGATATTGTTAAAAAATACATTTTAATTACTGATGTTAAACACAAGTAAGTCATGAAAAAAGAAGTCACAATCAAGGAAGATATGGCTGTGTTTTATAAAAATACAGGAAAAGAACTATGGATTTATAACGGACTTTTCAGAAACAAGGTGTTGTCTATAAAAAAAGATAAAGCCATTATCATGTGTGAAACTGATGCTGAATATGCTGTACTGATAGAAGATAATCAGTTTATTGCCGTAGCAAAAAACATGGATTATGATTACTGCTGCGCATTCACATTAGGTAATGCCGAGGCTTATGGGGATCGTATGGGCATATCGTGCAGTGTATGCTTGCTTGAAGATAACGAAGATAAAGCAAGGGAGATGTTGAAAGAGGCGATAATAGAACTTTCAAAAAACAGTAAAATAGATTGCGATGGGCTTTGAACTTAGACCTTACCAAAAAGAGGCAGTAGATGCCGGGCTTAAGTTCCTTACAGGAAGATCTAAGAAGCCTGGCATAGAAGTCTTGCCGTGTGCAGCGGGGAAGTCTTTGATAATTAGCAAGATAGCTCATGAATTAAAAAGACCTATCCTTGTATTACAGCCATCTAAAGAGATTCTGGAGCAGAATTATGCGAAGGCTGTATCATTCGGTTCTAAACCTACCATATATTCTGCTTCATGTAAAAAAAAAGAGTTATCGGCTATGACTTATGCTACACTTAAAAGCATAAAGAAAGACGTAGCAAGGTTGAAAGATATAGGGATAGACACATTATTGATAGATGAGGTGCATAGCGGGTATTCTCCTGAAGAAGGTTCTGAATTTATGGAGTTTATGAACAGGTTCCCAGAGGCGAAGGTGCTGGGCTTCACCGCCACGCCCTGCCGCCTCCGGACCTACAGCTCCATGCTGGAAGGAAACTACAGCAAACTTAATATGCTGACGAAAGACGAGCATAATTTCTTTAAGAAGATAGTTCATGTGACTCAAATACAAGAGCTAACTTCTCAGGGATTTTGGTGCCCTCTTAAGTACGAACGATGGTCGTTTGATGAATCGGCTCTGATATTAAACAGTACCGGAGCCGAATATACCAACGAATCTATTAAAGAAAGCATCGTACGAAACGGCTTAAACAACTCTATCTACAAGCGCCTTCTTCAACTTATGAACGAGCGTAAAGCTATTTTGGTTTGCATGGATTCTATCGAATCATGTAATAGAATATCAGAGTTCATGAATGCCAGGATGGGAGCCATAACCGGTGTCGTAACATCGCTAACAACCAAAAAGAAAAGAGAGCAAATCATATCCGATTTCAAAGAAGGTAAGTTGAAGGTGGTTTTTAATTATTCAACGCTTGCTACCGGATTTGATTTTCCCGAACTTGATTGTGTGATGTTTGGACGACCAACATTCTCATATTCAACATATTACCAGGTGCTCGGCAGGTGCGTCCGCATCCATCCTGACAAGAAAGAGGCGCTGATAGTTGACTGCTGCGACAACATGAGGCGCTTTGGTCGGATAGAAGACCTGACAATCGAGCAATTCCCTTCTAAGGGCTGGTGTATGTTTGCCGGCGATCAACTTCTGTCTAATATAAGGATGGGTGATATTATTACCAAAGACGAGATCCTTCGTCGGGCAGCCTCGATTAAATCTGTGAATGGAGATGGTAGGAGAGAAGACGATCTTGACAGTATAATAATGTGGTTTGGAAAATATGAAGGAATTAGATTCAAGGACATACCGGTGTCGTATTTTAGGTTCTTGGCTGAGAATATGGCGGTAAAACCGGGAGATAGGAAAGAAAAGATTATCGAATATTATAATAGGATAAAAGCATGAACAGCAAAAGACGTAAGAAAATAGAGGATATTATTTCCAATTTGGAAAAGCATAAAACAGATCTTGAGTTTATCAAATCAAAGCTGTTAGAGGTCAGGCATAATTTGGATTCAGCCAAGGATGATGTTGATATGATTTTAGACGAGGAGACAGAAGCAAGAGACAATATGCCGGAGTCATTACAAGATACAGAAAGATATTATCAATCAGATGAGGCTGTAGCTAATATGGAGGCGGTTGTTGATGATATGGAAAGTATTGTAGGGGATTTAGAGAATGTGGTTTCAACCATTGATGATAAAATCGATGACATAGAAACTGGTATTATAGGGAATTTAGAGGCAGCGATAGGCGCATAGTATAAAAAATAC